TCGTGATAGCGAATTTCCACTCTTTGCCAGTTCCGCCTGCGGTTGCGTTCTGCGAGTTGGCGGTCGCGTAGTTCGAGTAGACGTAGGAGTAGCCGCCAAGATTGTTGATATACTGGCGCGTGTCGGAGTAATAAGTCGTTCCCATCGCCACTTTCGTGCTTTCCGCAATGGTGGCGGAGTGGCAAATGTTATTGGCATTGTCTGAATAAATACCCGCCGTTGTATTGCCAGTTGTTGAAAGCGCGTAGATGGTGTTGTTGCTGCTGTTGCTGTAGTAGTAGATGCCGTAGCTATTCGAGTTGCAGGTTGCGCTAGTGATAGTGTTGCTGCTGCCGTTGTAGTAGATGCCGTAAGAGCCGTTCGAGTTGCAGGTTGCGCTAGTGATGGCGTTGTTGCTGCTGCCGCTGGTGTAGTAGATGCCGTTGTTGTTCGAGTTGCAGGTTGCGCTCGTGATGGTGTTGTTGTTGCTGCCGCTGTAGTAGATGCCGTAAGAGCCATTCGAGTTGCAGGTTGCGCTAGTGATGGCGTTGTTGCTGCTGCCGCTGGTGTAGTAGATGCCGTAGCCATTCGAGTTGCAGGTTGCGCTCGTGATGGTGTTGTTGTTGCTGCCGCTGTAGGAGATGCCGGAGTTGTTGTTCGAGTTGCAGGTTGCGCTGGTGATGGTGTTGTTGCTGCTGGTGTTGTAGTAGATGCTGTAGTTGTAGCGCAGGAAGTTTAGCTTATCCAAACTCGTGTAATTCTTGCTCCCTATATACAGCCCATAGCCATAGCGGTTATTGAACGTTCCGTGCTTCTGTCTAAACCACGTCTGCCCTGTTTGTGTTTGAGTGGACAGGTCCCAGCCGCCGGAAATGTACAAAAACGCTGATGAGTTGCCGCTTGAATTCACAACCTGAACTTGCGTTGAACTCGATGCCGCTTCACCTGTATCTGTCACGCCAAGTTTTTTACTCGAGTGTCCACTTGCGGTTGCAGATGGATATTTCTTATAAAGCGTCGCGCTGGTGTTCGAGCTAATTGTAATGACCTCATACCAATTTCCGTCGGGTGCGGAGATAAAGTCACCAGCGGCAAGCTCGCTCTTAAAGAGCGTGCCAGTGCCAGTAACGGTTGTGCCGTTCAAAGTCCATGCAGTCGTGCCAGTCAGAGCGGTTGGGTCAGGGCTTTTTTCAACCCTGACCTCATCGCCAGCAGAACGCGAAGTAGATGCTTTTGTGATTGTTTTATATGGAGTGGCAGCCGTACCCGTGCCGTTGGTATCGTCGCCATTTGCCCATGAGCAGTATACGATTGCCATTATTGCCTCCGATTACGCCAAGCTAAACAGTTCTGTGCCGAAGTCGAGCTTGAACGTGTCGCCACTTGCGAGCGTGACTTCCGAGCCGTAGTCGAAATAGCAGATGAGCGGGTCGTCGGTAGCGGTGTCGTTGTAGATCGCCACATAGCGGAATGGACCGACCGAGCCGTTAGCGGTCATGGTCTTGTCTGCCACAACCAGCTTGTACGTGCCGGAAGTCTGGCTGGAACTCGTAGTTGACAGTGAGTCCGAGTCAACAGCAGGTGTGGCAATCGCTCCGGTAAGTTCTGACAGTTTGGTCATGGTCGCCGCAGGTGCTGAATTGGTTAGCGCGACCTTGAGGGTATCCGAGCCGAGGTTGTGCTTCTTCTCGCAAATATCCTCTACGAAACATTGAAATTTTGTGTAAGTTGCCATTATTTATTCCTCCGAATAGTTATGATTGTGTTATCGGCAAATTGCCGTTATTCCCTGCTATATGAGCCGTAACGAATTACGGACTTTGGATACATCTCGCTCAACTTGCCAATCGTGCCAACAATGGTACTGTCTGTGGTACTAACCAGGTTCCAGCCATCCAGCGTCAAGCCAACAAGCGTGATGGCAAAACGGAGTCGGGTATAGGCACTCGAATTTTTCAAAATGAAATCCGTTTTGATTCTGTGCCGGGTATGCGTAACGCTGGCGTATAGGTTTGTCATGTCCCATTCTACAAAATTGGAACGCCAAACTGGAGTGGGAAGATTCAGCGTTCTCCAACGGTTCGAGTAATACTGGATTCCTGTGATTTCCAAATACTCGCCAGATATGTTGCGTCTTGGATACCACCGCCGTTTACCACCATTGGCAACCTGGAATTTATGTTGCACCGTATTGCAACTTTTTCCACCATAAACAGGATCGTCAACAAACGATTCGTTAACCGGTTGCCAGGCTCCGCTTGCGTCTTGGTAGTATTTTTCATCTATTCCAATCACCGCGCGCCGAACAGATGGATCGCTATTGTCCCGATAAAGAGTGAATTTACGTTCCCGCGCGATTTCGACAAATGCCATTACTACGCTCCCTTATATCCGCTCGCGCTTACCCTGACAGTCGCTCCGGTTGTGGCACATCCGGCATATAGACCGGTGTTTGCAGTCGTTACAATCGGAACTGGAAGCGTAACAGAAAATCCTCCCCCGCCAGATGCTGCATATCCTGTGTAGAGCGTTGTTCCACCAGAGCCATCCTTAATGTTGACAAACGTTCCAGTATCTGCGTCACCGTTTGTTACCAGGATTTGAGTAATATAAAGTTTTACGCCCGCACCACCAGCTGCAATAACCTGTGTATCTGTTGTATCGGTAATATCACTGGTCGCGCCCCTAACAAAATTCTCCGGATTGGCATAAGGAAGGGCGATTAACTTTCCAGCTAAATCTGTTACCAGCCTGGCAACATCGGCGTTTGCAACTGCGGAGCGCTCAGAACTGCGCGCCTCACCAGCCAATTGCACTGGATTTCCAGAAACGGCGTCATCATGCGCCGCCGCTCCAACCGCAGTAACTGTTCCATCAATGGTGAGAGAACTTCCCCCATCATCTACGGAAATTGTTGAACCATTATCGTCAACAGAAACAACACCAGTTGAGTCATTTGCAATCGTAACACGGAGCGCGGCGGCTTCTGTTCCGCCGCCGGTTGTGCTTAATGGCGCAGGAACAGTTGCAATATCCACGTCGCCAATATTATTGTTTCCCGCCGGTAAAGATGCAACAATGTCAACTTGCGCTTCACTTCCAGCGATACAATTATCAATCAATTGCAGTGCGGTTAATGCCGCCCCGCTCTCTTGCACCGCAAAAGTTCCGCCATTATCAACGGTAAGAGAACCACCACCGTCAGAAGCTGTTACAGTTCCATCAACCGTCAAGACTCCACCGCCGTCATCCACGGACAAAACGCCAGTCGAATCATTCGCAAGCGTGACTCGAAGCGCGCCAAGTTCAACGCCACCGCCAGTAACATTGAGGGGGGCGGGAACCGTCAAAACATCCACATCACCAATATTATTGGTTCCAGCCGCGAGATTAGCAGTAACGGTTCCGTCAACGGTCAAGGAACCGCCACCATCTGTTACCGTAACACTTCCATCAACAGTAAGAGACCCGCCACCATCAGCAACGGTCACGGAGCCGTCAACAGTTAAGGAACCTCCGTTGTCATCCACGGATACAACGCCTGTTGAATTGTTCGCGATTGTGACGCGGAGCGCGGCGGCTTCTGTTCCACCACCAACAACATTGAGCGGAGCTGGAACCGTCAACACGTCTACGTCACCAATATTATTAGTTCCCGCAGCAAGATTTGCGGTTACAGTGCCATCAACGGATATAGTTCCACCGCCATCGGAAACCGTTACCGCTCCGTCTACCGTTAAAGAACCCCCGCCATCCGTGACGGTAACGGTGCCATCAACCGTTAAAGAACCTCCGTTATCATCCACGGAAAGGGTAGCCCCATTATCATCCACAGAAACAAGTCCAGTTGAGTTGTTTGCAATCGTTACGCGGATGGCATTTGCTTCTGCTCCACCGCCAGCTTCAATCCTGGTTGAACTGTTGGCAGTTCCATCAACCAGTTTCAATAACTGAACATGCTCTCCCGTCAAAAGTTGATCGGTTGCAATATCTGTCCCGACTCCCGCAGTAATTGGTACATTATCTGGCATTATCTATCCTCCATAAAAAGAAAAGCCGTTGCAAGTGGCAACGGCAGTTCGCTCAAGTAACCGAGTCTTATTATACGTCATCTATCCCAAGATTGCAAGTACCTTTTGTGTATCCATTACACTAATTGGGGTTGAACCATGGTTTCTCCAAGCCGTTTCTTTGCGCTCGCAAAGTAATCATCGTTTTTCTCAATGCCGATGAATTTCCTTCCGTTCTGCAAAGCGGCGACTCCGGTGCTTGCGCTCCCCATAAAGGGATCAAGAACCGTATCGCCAGGATTGGAGGAACGAAGGATTAATTCACCCATCAGGTTCACGGGTTTTTGGGATGGATGAATCCTGATTGAAGATGAAACAATCGGATATTCAAACAGATTATGGCAAAGTCCGCCATTCTGCACGTTCCAGGTGTTCTTCTTTGTCCGGGTTGCCATGCAAATTGTTTCAACGGAGGCTTGTGGACGTCTGCCATTCCACACCGGCGCTGGATTGGTCTTGTGCCAGTAATTAGGCATCCGATAATACCAACCCGCTTTTTCCAATGCCATCCGAACCAGCATAAAGATTTCACAGGCACAGAAGATATAAATGGTTGCCGTTTCCGTTGCAAGCCGGAAGGTTTCTTTTCCAAACTCATACATCAGGCGATAATACTGCGCGTTCGTCATATTATCCCATTCCTCGAAACGATTGATCGGTTTCATCCCGCTACGCCAAACGCTTTGTTTGTTCGTCATGATTGCATAGGGCGGGTCTGTAAGAATCAGATTGACAGAACCATCCGGGATGGACTTCATTTGTTCCAGACAATCACCCTGCATGATTTGATACATAACTCACTCCAGATCTGTAACAATGGAATCAACACTATTTTCCGATAATCCAGAAAGAATATCCAAAGAATCGCCATTATACAATACAGCATAGTCCTCAACGGTTATCATGCTGGAACCAGCCTTCCACAAGAAACTCTATATAATTTACCGTCAATATTTACGTCAAGACCTTCCGGCAAAAACCCGATTTGCCGAGTTGTGGCGTCATCCTGGCGAATCTTCTCAAGTTTTTTGAGAAACACTCGATACAATGCTCCGTTGATTTTTATCAGGAGTCCTTCCGGCAAAAAACCGTTTTGACACTTCATTACCTCGCCAGCCGGAAGGTATTTGCCAACAAAATACCTGCAATCTGGGTCTGCGCCATGCTCATACCCCACAAAGTAAGCAAATGTTTCCAGACCCGCAATAGCATGTCTTTCCTTGCGCTTGCGTTTATAATATTCTTTTTTGTAAGCCGAACGATATTCCTCCTCAAATTTCCTCTGGCATGAAGCGCAACGCGTTCTTGTCTTTGGGCTGTCCGGTATTTCAACACCACAAGTTTTACAGCATTTCATAATTGCCCTCGATTCTCCTCTCTGCAATCCCCATGTATCAGTCGTATCATAGCGCGCCACGCTTCCAGTCCGACAACTGCGCCTTCCATTCATCCAATTTGCGCAAGTTTGCCGCCATTCGGTTTCCAAAGCACCATGGACAACTGCCGTGTGAACGGCACGTAGCGTCAAATCTTCGGCTACGATAATACGGTTTTCGCCAACTCCTTCCCTTTCTCCATGATTTTCTTCCTTTCACAATTCTGAACACCATTCCTCCTTTCCTCCTTTCATTCTTCGTGAAATATGATAATCACCTCTGCTGTTGTTTGTTGCAAACTGATGGACGTATCCAGATTGGCGAAGTCCGCCAATGGAATTTGGACTGTCCTTTCGCTTCTGGATTCACCTCGCCTTCTGTCAAACTTCGGGCAAAACTCCAATGCCTTCTCCTTTATCTTGAATTTCATTGGTAATCTGTAATCATTGTACCAAACGAATCCTTGCTCGTCAACCCACAATCCGGGCATATTTGACATTTAGCCTCCCGATAACGATGGTGGACGCCCCTTATTTGGCTTGTTTCCCAATGCCTGCAACTCACATTTGCACTGAATCCCCTTGCACTCCAGCCGTGGGGATTGGGGTCGCCATCCCCACCTTTCCCATGTTTTAGCACGATACGTCCTGCCAGCAACGCGGGAACAATCTCCACAATGACTTATTGTATCACCATAAACCCAAGTTAAAGGAGCGTTATTGGACGCAGAAAGCCTCGCCTGGTTGACAATGTCTTTCCAGCGATTCCCCCACATTCCCAACCGTATTTGCAAACTGCTCAACTTGAATCCGCTCGCTTTATTGTGCGCCAGAATATAATTACGCAATCCGGCAATGTAGCTGGACTCCCTGTAAATTGCATCCAGCATCGCGGCTCGTTCTTCTATGGTCATATCGGCAAGGCTCAAATTAAATTCCTTCAATCCAGCTTCCCATGCCCCACGGATTCCATACTCAATGGCAACCCGCATCAAGTTATCAAAGTCGTATGCGCCTATTTTCCCGTTCCAGAGGTTTTGCGCAATTGCATTAATGCGCGCCTGGTAATCTTCCTGACTTTTGAATTTTTCCTCAAAAGGGAGAAGCGGAAAAACCGCCATCCTCCATCCCGCTACTTTGTGGAGGGGTTTCCGGAGTTCCGCCGGATGTCAACGGCTCATCCCCGTTCATTTCATCGCCAGGTCTGGAAATATAGGTTTTTGTCTCCGGATTAACCACAGGCTCAACGTTTTGGATATTCAAGGTTTGCATGGCGACCCTCATCAATTCAATCGTTGCGGCTTCGGCGCTTTCCACGCATAAGGAACCAGCAATCAAAGATTGGTTAATTGACTGCATAAAGAACCCCAACTGTGAAATGTCAGTCAGTACAATCGCCTCGACCTGAACATCAACTTCGGCGGTTGAATATTCAACCGCGCCATATTTCTCCCTAAACCCAAGTACAATCTTTGCAATATCCTTGAACACAGAAATCCACCACACCTGGTATCCATTGAACGCTTCCAGTGTTGGGCGTTCCATGGCGGTTGTGGTTGCCAGCCGGAATGATTCGCCGCGCCCAAGGTAGTGTGGAAATACCCTACCTGCCAATCCAGCCTGCGCCAGAAGAGCGTTTCCATCAACGGCGGCATCTCCGGCGTTTGTTGGGCGACTCATCCAGTCTCTCGATACAGCATCATTTTCAATCCACATTCCACCTGCCGTAGATGGCGGGTTTTTATCAAACGCGCTTCCAGAAGAAGTCACCAAAGAACTTTCCATCCGGGCGCGAATCAGGTCAATTCCACGACTACCGCTCTTTGCTCTGATTTTTTCGACCACAGAAGCGGCTGCACGCGCTACGCTTGCTCTATCCTGAACAAAATCCCGATAAGCGCGACTCCACGCGGCTCCTGCGGTCATTAGAGGATAACCGCGACTTGATTTTCCAAGCCGGTTGTGGGCGGCGTGTAATATACAAACGTCCGTTCCAATCTGCATATCTCCCCGAACACGATGCGCAAGAATGGCATCGTCCGGCAAATTCGCCTGGTCTAATTCGTCATCCGTGGCGCGCCAGTCTTTATAATACATCGTATAAACCTGACCCTGTTCATCACGATATTCCCGGCGGTAATATAAAACGGTTGAAGAGTCCCCCGGCATGGTAATCATTTCCCGTATTTCTTCCGTTGGGATGGTGCGGATTCTGGTAATCCTCCCATCCTGCCTTGACGTAAAGAACACAAAGAAAATCTCACCATCTGTTAAAACAGTAGAAGAAAGGCTTTTGATGTTCCTGACGCCAAGGACGGCGTCATTTTCGCGGGCATTCCAAAACTCATTCCAGTCCGCCCGCGCATTGGTATCTATTGGGACAACCTGTGGGGCTGAACCAAACGCATAATCCGTCCAAAGGTTGATAATCGTTTGCGTTACAACATCCCGGACATATAGAATCCGAGACTCATTCACCGCCTGCAAGCGGTTACCTTCTGTCAACTCAACGCCAAGTTCATTGTATCGCAGTTGGCGCAAGTAATAATCATACAGTTGTGGGTCAACTTCCTGCAAAGCCGCGATAACCTGTTCTGGATCATTTTCCCGAACAATTGGCATATATCTATAACGGTCAATTAAATCCTCTAAAACGGAGTTGATTTTTTCGAGTTGTGGTTTCAAGAGAAACCTGGCGAGTCTTTCCTTCCAGTCCATTTCGTACCTCCTTTTCTAATAACCACCAAGCGGTTTTTTGTTAACGTCCATAGAATATTCCGTTTCCGATTCTTGCGCTTCCTGCAAAAGCGCAATCCCAACGATTGCCATAATCACGGCATCGGCATAATCGGTTGATCTGCCAAGTCGTTTTCTAACAGATTCCTTGCTTTCTACAAGAATTTTCCCATTACTCATCACCTTATAGGTTGGCGCAGTCAGGTCGCCTATCAAATCGGTTTCGTCTGTATCTGGTGGAAGGCAAACGCCAAATTTTCCATCCGGTTCCAGCATTTCCCGGAACAACCACCATGCCGCCGCTCTCCAGTTTGCGAACCGCACGAGTCCGCTCTTGTCTGTTAGTTCGGTGCCAGAATTTGCGATAAATCCGTCCACCGGAAATCCCAACTCCCGTAAACGATGAACGACACCGGCGCCAATTCCGATGGTGTCCACAATAATATATCCGGGCTGATACAGCCTGGATAAGTTGACGATTTTTCCGGTAATTTCCATCAACGAAGTTCGCGGGTCATTGGAGCGGAATTCAACCAGTTCACGCACCTTGACATAATCGGAGACAACCGCCGCAATGGTTTTATCGCTGGAATCCTTGCCGGAACCGACATCAACCCCAATGCTTGTAACTGTTCCACCGAATCCATTATCGCGCCACTCCTCCCACCGTTCCCGCGCCATTTCAATCCAAGACACGGGAATAATCCCATCTGCGGTAGTGGTCGAAAATTCTCCCAAGACATAATTGCGATACATGGGGGAATCAGTTCCCCATTGTGATTTTCTCGCCTCTGCCCACGCTGGGGAAATTCTATTCGCCTGAATTGTTTGTTCCAGCGTAACGTGAATTGGCTTCCAATCGTCAAATCCTGGCTTTTTCGAGTGGATGTCATAAAACCACCCAAACGGCTCTCCGGGGGTAGATGCGGCAACGATAAACGCCTCTCGATCCCCAATGTTCGCGTTTGCAAAAGTTCCTTCGGACGCAACGAACACAGAATCGGAAATTGACTTTGCTTCATCAAACACATATAAAAGATGGTCGGCATGAGCGCCTTCCACCAGGTCTGGATTGTTTGATGCAATTGCCATGGCTTCTCCGGTATATAACCGAAGTGACAAATCCATCAACTCGACTTTTGGGCGGAATGGGGCGCGCCCAATCTTTCCCCATCGCAAGCGCCTTGCCCACTTATGGATTTCCGGAAAAAGAAATTTTGTCAACTGTCGCCAGCTTCCAGCGGTTGCAATTGCCTTCCAGTCTTTTCCGTCCCTTGTCAATGCGAACCAAAGAATAATCCACGAAACGAAAGCCGTTTTACCAAGTCCACGGGGTCCGCGTACCGCGATTCTGCGCTCTTTCATCAATTGTGATAGGATAAGCTTTTGGTATTCGGTAGCTCCATCGCCCTCGTTATCCCAAATAATGCAATCATTCACAAACCCAACGGGATCGTTCCAATAGGTATGCTTGAATTTTGAATAACGGGAAAGAACCTTCCCGCCGACACGGTTGCGTTGGCGTTGCAAGAGGAGTGCCTTTGCGCGCACCTGGACAGGAGTTGTCATTCTCCGCCCCCCTCATCAAGCGGAACAAATGAGGCATCAAGAACCTCATCGTCGCTTTTTAATGACCTTTTATATGCCGACATATTGATTTCCGGCTCCACGCCAGAGTTTGCCAGGACTTGAAGTGGATTTGCGCCAGCGGCAATCTGTTCGAGTTGCTCATCGGTCAAGCGCTCCAAGTTAAGTGCCATCAAGATTGCATTTTGTTGTTGCATATCCAACCCCATCAGTTTGGCACGTCGTTCCAGAATTTTGATTGCCCGGTCAATTGCCCCCAACTCGCCCTCCAAAACCCTGTCCCAAATTGCGTCCAGCATCATGCTCAATTTGCTGTAATCATCCCTCCGCAATTCATCTGCCGATTCAAGTGTTCTCGCCTGCAATCGAATCATATAGGTATTGACTGCGCTACGCGCGGTATCCATGTGGATTCCAACTTCATTGGCAATATCAGCATAGTTCATGCCCTGCTTGCGCAGTTCAATCACAGTATTCCTGATTTCCTCACTTACAATCGTTTTTCGGGTATTTTTCCTCTGTTGCAAATTAACTCCTAATGGCAATTCCCGGAAATATTCAACCACTGAACATTATACGCCAAAGTTGACAAGTGAACTACCACCCGCTGAAGCGGGTGGCTTCCTGGTTCGATGAGCGAGTAATCCCACTCTCCCCAGGCGTATGCGTTCCTGGCGTTCCACCAGTACGTGCGGAATTTGTACGTCTTCATCACTTCCATACTTACAACTATATCATGTTTTTTTGTGAGATACAAGGTCTTTTTGCATAAGCCCGCCATTCATCCACCCGCTGAAGCGGGGTGGTTTTCTGGCGAATTTCCTATATAAGCAACCACCAACCCAAACCAAATTATTTGCGCATAGTCTTATTTTTGTTTTGGGTGAAGCTGGATAGACAAAGACCGGGATTTCCATGGTGAATTTGCGATTTTAGAAGAGAAACACCGACAAGGAAAACGGTTTCTTTTGTCGGTTTATTTTTCGTTTTCGCCAATCGGTATGTTTGTTGTAATCTGTGTAGTAATATCTGTTAAAGATATCGCGATTATCGCGATATCGTTTTCGCGATTATCGCGATATCGTTTTCGCGATTATCGCGAAAACGGAAAATTGGTACTTGACAAATGGAAATACATGAGTATAATATAGGCATAAATAAATCAGAACGTTGATAACTTTTTGGTGGCGATGCGAATGGATACTTCACGTCCATGAGAATTTTTCCATTGGCGATTTCTTCCCCCAATAAAAAGTGTGAAGCCGGTGGCGAAGGAAGCAGATACTTCACAAACCTTCAGGATTGCCGGAAAAACGGCTGTTTCCGAGCTATTCCCCGGCGCGCAATCACATGATAATACGTGGTGATTGTCAGGGCTACTTCACTTACCGATACTGATTATAATTGATTCGTCCCTGACTAAATTTTCCCGTATTTCTATTTACCCTCATAGAGAAAGGAGTGGCATATGAAATATATAGTTTGTTTTTCAGGCGGTCATTCATCTGCTTTAGTCGCAATAGAAGCAGCCAGAAAATACGGGAAGGAAAATGTAATATTAGTTAATCACGACATATGTCCCAGAGCAGAGGATGAGGACATAAAAAGGTTTAAAAAAGAGATTGCTGATTATCTCGGGATTGAGATTACTTATGTCAATATGGACGGCTGGGAGGATAAAGACCCGCTGGATATATGCATGGAGAAAAAAGCATTTAAGGGAGGTAACGGGACTGTCTTTTGTACTAATCGTTTAAAGACTGAACCGTTTAATAACTGGTTACGGGTAAATTATCCATCAAAGCCTTTTGAACCAAGGGAAGATATTTGCTTCCTTTACGGTTTTGACAAGGAAGAAGTTGACCGTATACAGCGTAGAAGAGGGGTTATGTTAAGCAAAGGATATAAAACAGATTTTCCGTTAGCATTCTGGGAACGCACTATACAAAAAACAGAGGATATAGGCATCGCAAGACCGAGAACATATCAATTATACAGACATGCAAACTGCGTTCCGTGTTTGAAGGCGGGAA